GTCTGCGGTATCGACATCGCCCGGGGTGGCGCCGACAGCAACGTCATTCGCTTCCGCCGCGGGCTCGACACTCGATCGATTCCAGCGATCAAGATCCCAGGTAGCGAGACTCGCAACACCACGCTGTTCATCGCCAAGGTGTGCACCGTGGTTCAAGAGCACCGCCCCGACGCGGTTTTTGTGGACGCCACCGGCGTTGGTGGTCCAGTTGCTGACCAGCTGCGCCGCCTGATGCCTGGCGTGGTGATCCTCGATATCAACTTCGCCAGCAAGGCGCCTGACCGGCACTACGCCAACATGCGCACCTACATGTGGTGGCAGATGCGAGAGGCCCTGCGTGCAGGTCTGTCCATCAATAACTGCGAAGAGCTGGAAGCCGAACTTACATCACCGATGTACACGCACAACGCCCAGGACCAGATCGCGCTGGAGAAGAAGGACGACATCAAGAAACGCCTCGGCATCTCTCCAGACGATGCCGACGCTTTGGCCCTCACGTTCGCCATGCCGGTGATGAAAAGCCAATACAACGACTACGCCAACGGCGGCAGCAACAACGGGCTGGAATCCGAATATGACCCATACGGGGAGAAATGATCATGTGTGGCAAAAGCATCAAGAAGCTGGTGAACAAGGCTATCGACCTTGACCCGTTGCGCGGCGGGGATGTGATCCTCGAAGGTCTCGGTCTGCCAAACCTGACCGGTGAGCAGACCGGCTTCCTCGGCAAAGCCGACCGCGAGAAGGCCGCTGCCGAGGCTGCTGCAGGGTCAGCTACAACCGCCAGCACCACGGCTCCGACCACCAGCAGCGATTCGGTACAGGCCGCTGTCGACGCTGAACGCCGCCGGCGCTTGGCTCAGTCCGGCCAGAACGGCACCATCCTGACCGGCGCTTCTGGCGTGCTTGGCAATGCCAGCACCAGCCAGAAAACGCTGTTGGGGGTGTAAGTTGGCCGACTCTCTGCGCGACCAGCTCGAAAAGCGCTACGCCCGCCTGAAGAGCGAGCGCGAGAGCAACTGGCTGCCAGAGTGGCAGGAACTTGGTGACTTCATCAGCCCGCGCTCTGGGCGCTGGAACAATACCGACACCAACAACGGCAAACGCCGCGATCAGAAGATAATCAACCCGAAAGCGTCTTTTGCCGCCCGCACGCTCGGCGCCGGCATGCACACCGGCATGACGAACCCGGCTGCACCGTGGGTGAAGTTCGGCACGCCTGATCCAGAAATGATGGAATTTGCGCCGGTCAAGGAATGGCTCTACGCGGTCGAGAAGGCCATGCGCGAGGTGATGGCGCGGTCGAACCTCTACAGCGTCCTGCCCAACCGTTACAGCGAGGAAGGCGTATTCGGCACGGCTCCGATGATTGTGCTGCCGGACGAACAGGACCTGTTGCGTTCCTACCCGCTGGCGGTTGGCAGCTACATGCTTGCCAACAACAGCCGCAACCAGGTGGACACGCTTTATCGTGACTTCCGCATGACCGCTCGACAGCTTGAGCAGCAGTTCGGCAAAGCTGCCATGAGCCCAACATCGCGTACGCTGCTGGATTCAAACCCGGAAGCGTGGGTGGACGTCGTCCATGCGCTGGAGCCGAACGACAACCGCGAGGCTGGCAAGCAGGACAACCAGAACATGCCGTTCCGCTCGGTGTACTGGGAGAAGGGCAGTGATAAGGACAGCGTGCTGCGCAAGTCCGGGTTCAAGACGTTCCCCTGCATGGCGCCTCGCTGGGACGTGCTGGGCGAAGACGTTTACGGTACCGGCCCCGGTTCGATGTGCATTGGCTCGACAAAGGCTGTCCAACTCATGGAGCGCCGCAAGGCTGAACTGCTGGAGAAAGGTGTGCGCCCCCCAATGGGTGCGCCGGCGAGCCTGAAGAATCAGCGCGCCTCGATCCTGCCCGGCAGCATCACCTATCTGAACGTCATGCAGATCGGGGCAAAGTTTGAGCCGCTTTACATGACAAACCCAGCATGGCTCGGCCAGTTGCGGGGCGAGATTCAGGCCGATAGCGACATCATCGATACCGCGTTTTTCGTTGATCTGTTCCTGATGGTCAGCCAGATGGACAGCGTCCGGACGGCCTACGAAATCGCAACTCGCAAGGAAGAAAAGCTGCTGATGCTCGGCCCGGTCCTAGAGCGCCAGACAGATGACCTGCTTGATCCTCTGGTCGATATGCACTTCAACGCAATGTTGGAGCAGTCGATTCCGCGCTGGGCTGGCCTGCTGCCAGGCGCCCCGCTGATTCCACCGCCACCGAAAGAACTTGCCGGCCTCGACTTGCGCGTCGAGTTCACCAGCATTCTTGCCCAAGCGCAGAAGGCCATCGGCGTATCGAGCATCGAACGTGCCATTGGCTTCGCCGGCCAGGTGTCGACCACCACCCAGAGCCTGAACGCACTCGACCTGCTCGACTCAGACGAAGCGATCCGCCAGTACTTCGAACTGATCGGTGTTCCGCCAACGCTGGTTCGGGCTGACGATCAGGTTGCCCAGATCCGCGAGCAGCGCGCACAGGCTCAGCAGGCCGAGCAGATGCAGCAGCAGCTGGGCAGCGTCATTCAGGGCGCGCAGATGCTCAGCGAGACCGACACCGGCGGCAACAACGCCCTCACTCAACTTGCCGGGGCTGTGTAATGGCCGATCTGGAAAACCTCGACGAACTGCGCCAGCAGGACGAAGACGCCAAAAAGACCGCACGTCAGCAGGAGATTTCAGACTTCAAATGGCTGATGGGCGACGTACGGGGACGACGCTTTATGTGGCGCCTGATGGGGCATTGCAAAGTGTTCGAACCCTCATTCAACCCCCACGGCGGGGTGATGAACTTCAACGAAGGCCAACGAAATGTTGGCCTTTTTCTTTTGGGTGAAACGAACGACCTGTGCCCGGCGATGTTCCCGGTCATGGCCGCAGAGAACGCCCCGCAACCTGTAGAGGATGAATCCAATTGAATCGCCTGATGATGAAACTGATGGGCCACGTCCTGATGAACGAAGCCCCAGCAGATGGCGCGCCATCTGGCGCCGCTCCAGAAGCTCCAGCGGCGGCGCCTGCTGCACCAGCTTCCACCGAAACCCTGTTGACCCCACCGGCAGCGCCGGCAGCCACTGACCCTAAACCCGAAGGTGGCGACCCAGCAAAGCTAGGTGATACCGCAAAACCAGAAGACGGTAAGCCCAAGGATGCGGCTACTGACAAGCCACAGGGCGCGCCTGAGGCCTACACCGACTTCACCCTGCCGGAAGGCATGGAAATGGACGCCGGTGTACTCGGCGAATTCACCGGACTTGCCAAGGAACTGAACATTCCTCAGGAGTCCGCGCAAAAGCTGATCGATCTGCAAGCAAAGATCGCAACGCAGCAGGCCGAGGCCTACCAAGCCGCCGTACTGAAACAGGGAGAGCAGTGGGCGGCCGCGGTGAAAAACGACCCGGAACTGGGCGGCGAGAACTACGACAAGAGCGTAGCGAGCGCCGTCAAGGTCATTCAGGCATTCGGCGACGACGGCCTGCGTGATCTGCTCAACAGCACCGGTCTGGGCAATCACCCGGCTCTGTTCAAGTTCTGTCACCGCCTTAGCCAGTCCATCTCGGAAGACAAGTTCGTCTTGCCGGGCGGGCAAACCACAACCGGCCGCAAGTCGAACGAAGAAGTTTTCTACGGCGGCAACAAGTCTTAAACCAAGGAGTACATACACATGGCAACTATCGCCACCACGGCTTTGACGCTCGCCGACTGGGCCAAGCGTCAGGACCCAGATCAGAAACAAGCGCGCATTGTTGAAATGCTCACGCAAACGAACGAAATCCTTACCGACATGCTGTGGATCGAAGGCAACCTGCCTACCGGCCATCGCACCACCGTGCGTACCGGTTTGCCTACCGGTGCATGGCGCGCACTGAACGCCGGTATTCCTTCCGAAAAATCGACCACTGCACAGGTTGATGAAACCTGCGCGATGCTCGAAGCACTCGGCACCGTGGACGAAAAGCTGGCGATGCTTAACGGCAACACCGCAGCTTTCCGGCTCTCCGAAAACGCCGCGTTTGTCGAAGGCATGAACCAGACCATGGCTTCTGCCGTGTTCTACAGCAACAGCGCACTGAACCCGTCGCAACCACTGGGCTTGGCACCGCGCTACAGCGACAGCACTGCGAAAAACGGCCAGAACATCATCAAGATGGGCGGCTCTGGCTCTGACAACGCTTCGATCTGGTTGGTCGTCTGGGGCGATCAAACCGTTCACGGCATCTATCCGAAGGGTTCCAAGGCCGGGCTCGATCACCAGGATATGGGTATCGAGCTGGTGGACGACGGCACTGGCAAGAAATTCCGCGCCTTCCGCGATCACTATGGCTGGGACAATGGTGTCGCTTTACGTGACTGGCGTTATGCGGTTCGCATTTGCAATATCGATATTTCCGATCTGCTGGCCGACACCGATGGTTCTGTGGTCAAGCTTATCGAGAACATGATCCGCGCGGTTCACCGCATCCCCAACCTGAAGATGGGCCGCGCCGCGTTCTACATGAACCGCACGACTCGCGAATGTCTCGACATCCAGGCGATGAACAAAAAGAACGTTCAGCTGAAAATCGACGAATACGACGGCGAGTTCCGCACCAGCCTGCGCGGCGTTCCGTTCCGCACTGTTGATGCCCTTCTCAACACCGAGGCGCCAGTAGTCTAAGACTGCTGGCCCTCTGGCTCATTGGAGACAGAAACATGATCACCGACAAGCTGAATACCTTCGCAGCCGCTCAGGTTGTGACGGCGACCGCCCCATCCACTGATGTCATCGATCTCGGTCCGCTGACTCACGGCAATACGCGGCGAGACATCGGCGCCGGCGAGCCAATTTATCTGGTAGTTGCCGTTCTCGTGGCCGCTGCGGCCGCTGGCGCTGCCACCACCAACATCCAACTGCAAACCAGTGATGACAACGCCACTTGGGTAACGTTGTTCGATTCTGGCGCTCTGGCGCTGTCCGACCTCGCTGCCGGAAAGCGTCCGGTGCAGGTTGCTGTACCTCGCGGCGTTCGCCGCTATCTGCGGGTTAACTATGTCATTGGCACCGGCCCGCTTACTGCTGGCACCTTCTGGGCTGGCCTTGTCAAGGATGTGCAGGACACTGCTGTCTACGCCACCGGTTCCGTGATCCTGTAAGGAGAAGATCATGCAAGTTACTGCTAAAGAGCGCGGATTCTATGGTGGATCTATCAAGGATCCGGGCGACACGTTCCTGCTCATCGACAAAAAGCATTTCAGTGAGCAATGGATGGTCAAGGGC